CCGCGTACGGTGCCAGGATTGAGTATCTGCCGCCCAAGAAGTGGCAAACCGCTCTCGGGCTCGGTGACAAGAAAACGCACGGTCCGCGCTGGAAGGCGCATCTCAAAGGACGCGCACAGGCGCTGTATCCACAACTCACGGTAACGCTTAAAACCGCCGATGCGTTACTCATCCTCGAGGCGGGAATTAAACTGAAAAACAAATGAGCACAGCGACACAAATTCCAATAATTGGAGAAGAAGAACATTGCTACGGATACCTCACTGGACTCGGAGTGGAAGACCCGTGGAGTCAAGGGTCGTCAAGCAATCCTACATTGTACGCCAGTTTTTGCCTGGCTGGGCGAACGCTAGTTTGGATTGTGCCAGATGTCTTGCTTTTTAAAAAACTAACCAAGGCTCTCTATTCGATGGCGCTCAATGGGGATTGCCAAGAAATGGGGGGGCTTTACAAACTTGAAATCTTCAAGTCCCAGGGCACTTGGTTTGTGCAACCTTATTTGTCGTAGAATGACCCTCTCCGAAATCTTTGACATCATCCGCCCGCGGATTGAACGCACTTTTTGGGAAGCGTGGCTCGAGGAGGGCTTTGAAATTGGCGACCTAACCAAACCGCCCGCGGGTGTTGCCGCCGACTATTGGCGCGAGGCAAAGGAGCGTTGCTGGGCGCGAGCAGATGCCCGGCAAGCGGCGCTCTACGCAGAGTATGACATCGCCAACCACCCCGAAATGGCTTTTGCCAACAAGGCAGAAACGGCTAGTGAGCGTCCGTTTTAACGCTCACAAACAAAACCACATATACACACACACGATATGGCAATCCTACAGCAACCGAAATCACAGAGCCGCATCAAACTCGAAGGACTTCCTCCCAAAGGTACAGTCATCGCCACTTGCATTGAAGTTGAAGATGCGTTCGGCGTTCAGCGTCCGCGGTTTGACGATCCAACCACAACGGAAACAGTCGATCTGACCTGGTTCTACTTTGGTTGGAAAGACAAACAGGGCGTTCCTTTCATCGTCCGTTCAAAGCCGTTCAAATTGAGCCTCCACGAAAAGTCGGCGCTCTTTCAGTTTCTGAAAGCCTGGCGTGGTGAACCTCCGATTTCAGGTTTTGATACGGAAACCATGATTGGAGCCGGGGCGCAGATCACCATTGAGCATGGGGTGAGCGCAAAAGGAAAAGTCTTCGCCAACATCGGCGCGATTGCGCCAGTGATGGAAGGGCTCGAAAGCAAGATCGTGCCAGTGCCGTTTTTCAACGATTGCCTTGAGCCGCGAACCGCGGCGGCGGTGGCTGCGCCAGTTCGGGCAACCGTTGAACAGGATTCGGACGAGATTCCGTTTTAATGGATCCTGAACAACTCTGGGAGGCTGTCCAGTTGGCCGAAAGGCTGGCTGCGGCAGCAGCCGAGGGACTTGTGAGGCCCGAGGAGGACCGTGAAAACGCAGTCCTTCTGCGGGCCTTGCAAATTTTTGAGGCAAAACTTGAACACGAACTTGACCCTGACGATGAACGAAGAACAAGCCGCCCGCGGCATCGCATTCGCCCTGTTTCCCCGCGCAGATTGGGAAACTGAAACGCTGGCCTACCTTCCGTGCCCTGGTGTGGCCCTACATACAACAAGCAACGGGCGCAAAGATTGTCGCCTGACAATTAACGACGGGATGCCGCCAACAATCTTTTGCTGCCACAACTCATGCCGCGCGGCCGTGGAGGCGGCAAACTACGAAATGCGATCCGCGATTGGTCGCATGAAAACAGCCACCGGCAACCACACGCGGCGCGGAGTGGTAAAAGCTCCAACGGTGGCAAGGCCCGCATTTCGGGCACAAATGGCGACACCCGCAACCGTAACGGTAGCAGCAAAACGCATGATTGAGCCGATGGAGCTTCCCGAGCCAATCCCTGACGGACAAGCTCGGCAACTGGCCGCGGTATTTCAGCCAGGTGAACTGATGAGCGTTGTTTTTGCACACCCTGAAACCGGCAGGATTGTTGGCCGCGGCGAGACGATGTCGGCTGAATGGTTTGCCGCTGACCCCGGAATGGGGACTTTTGTCCGCGTCAACCCTATGCGTCAAAACGGGGCTGGTGATGCTGAAGTGACTGCATGGAGACATTGTCTGATTGAGTGCGACAAAGCCGCGGTAGAACTGCAATATGCCGCCATCGTCGCAAGCAACCTGCCGGTGTCTGTTGCAGTGCATTCAGGCGGTCGTAGCGTCCATGCCTGGGTGCGAGTTGACGCGAGCACCGCGGAGGAGTTTCGCGAACGGGCAAAGATGGCGGCGGATGCTATGGATGAGTTTGAAGGCATTCAAGTTGACCGCCAAAGTCTCAACCCTTCCCGCCTGGCGCGGCTGGCTGGCAAACGCCGCGGCGACCAGATGCAGGAACTTTTAGCGTACGGACTGGGGGCGAGCTGCTGGGATGATTATTTGGCGAGCCGCAAACAACCAGAGGCTGCGCCCGTGCCTGATGAGCCCGAACCGTTGGTTGCAGCGGATGAAGGCAAGTTTTACTACCGCAAAGAGAAAAAGGATTACATCCTGGTGAAAGACGGTGAGGTGATTGGCCCGCTCGACAAAGACAAGCTGAAGCTGGCCCTCCAGTTTGAGGCTGGGATCGTCGATTCAGACGAGCAAAAGGCCCGCATCTGGGACATCACTCGCAACCACGGTGTGGATTACCACGGAAGCCTTTCGGGGTACTGCCGGGGGCTGCACATTGACGGCGGGAGGCGGTACTTTGTGGAGGGACAAGCGGAGTGGTTGGAGGGGGCGGCGTGCAAAGATGATGAAGTCGGCGCGAGCTGGCCGACAATTCACGCATTCTTGGTTGGATTGCTTTGTCCCGACGACACAATGCAGACGCGGGCACCGATGCAGCGCCTTTGCTGGAGCCTCAAGCTGTCTCGGGAAGCGTTGCGCCACTCGCTGCGTCCGCCCGTGGCTGGTGTGCCTCGCAACGTCCGCCCAGGGCCAGCATCGGTGTTTTGCGGAAGCAAAGGATGCGGCAAAAGCCTATTGGTGAATGCCATCATCACTCCATTGCTTGGGGGGCGAGTGGCAGACGCTCACAAGGCTTTTACTTCAGGGGCAGAGGGATTCAACGGTGAATTGCTGGGCTCAGAAGTCTGGACGGTGGACGACAAAGTGCACGCCTGCGACATCAAAAGCCGTCGCCAATTTGCTGCGAGCATCAAATCGTTCCTGTATTCGGGCCTGACCGGCTTTCACGCCAAGTTTAAGGAGCAGATCTCCATCCGCCCGTGGGCGCGGCTGTTTATCCTTTGCAACGACCAAGATGAAGCGATTCGCGTGTTGCCGGTGCTCACCGACGACATCGCAGATAAGATGCACTTTTGGCGCTGCTACTCTTGGCGCAGGTTTCAAACGGAAACCACGGAGGATTGGGACGCCTATGGCGACGCCCTTCGCGCAGAGCTGCCAGCGTTCGCGGGCTACCTCGACGCGCTCACGATTCCGATTCAACACCGGGACCCACGCAATGGGATGAAATGCTGGCAAGACCCGCACATCGTAGGATTGCTGGCGGATCAGACTCCCGAGCACCAGTTGACCACACTCCTGGTGCATTTGTTCGAGTCCGGGCAACTCCGCCCGATTCACAACAAACCGGCGCAGGAAATTCTTGAGGAACTCAACGGCATCGAAGCCATCCGCGGGCAGTTGCGGAACCTCCTGCACGACGACGTGGCGCTGCTCGGACGCTACCTCGGGCGGATCATTGCCGACCCCAACCGGGCGTTGGCCGCGGGATTGACCGCATTCAAGGGGGGTGAGGTCAAAAAGCGGGGGGTTTACTCTCTCGGAACTCCCCACCCCTTAACTGCCAGTGAATAAGGCACCTAAAAACGCCGCGGGAGGTGGGAGGGATGTAAGAGTGAATCGCAGTTCCCCTATATATATATATATATACTCTCTTATCTTTTTACCTTTTTAATAAAATAACCCTCTTACCTCCCTATAGCCTTGCAACAAAGCGCAAATGTGGCACTTACAAAAGGGGGGTTCCGACACCCCTTACTCCCCTCACTCCGCCAAACCGCGCAAATATGCACGGATCACCGCAAAATCACTCTGAAAACGCCTAAACTGACAGACACAGCAAACCGATACCTCAACCATGACAACAAACACCGACTCCGAACTAACTCGACTGCGCAACCAAATCACGAGCCTGCGCGCACAAAACATGGAACTAGCACTGCGCCCGTGCCTCGAGTGCGAGACGGTCACCCCAGTGCGCATCGCCAGCCTGCGCGAACTGCTGGGGCAGGCGCACAACATTATTCAGGCATTTCCCCGGCACTATTTGGCCGCCAGCGAGACTGACGCAACTGCAGCTATGATCCAACTCAACCGCTGGCAGGCATTCCAAGAGCACTGCGCTAAGGTTTCCAGACAAATTCAAAACTGCCTCCACAACGCACAGAATGGCGTCTAGAAATCGTTTTTGCAGCAAACCAATACCAGTACAGCAGATGATAACAAAACTAACCTACAAAGTAACGCACGACTGGCGACCGTTCCGGCACTGGCTGGTCCAGGCTGAATCGGAGATTGAAGCACGCATGGAAGTTGCGGCGGAATTGGGCTGCGAACTCGGCGAATTGGAGGCAAGACTGAGATGACTGATCGACAAATTAACGAAGCCATCGCAATCGCTTGTGGTTGGCGATTTGAGGACGGCGTGTACATGTGGACCAAGGACCGCATCGATTGGACGAGTCCCGAACTCTGGGACTGGTGCAACGACCTTAACGCGATGCATGAGGCTGAGAAGGTGCTGGCTCCTAAAAACTGGGACCGATTCTCTGAAAAGTGGTGGGATTATTACCACCATTTGCTCGATGGCGATGTTCAAAAAACCATCCACGCAACAGCCCGCCAACGCGCAGAGGCTTTCCTGAGGACGTTGGGTAAGTGGGAGGAGGCCGAATGACTTGGCGCGAAAAATACCGGCGTGATCCTGACATCGCCGAGTCAATCATCGAGACGCTCAAGCAAGATCTCAAAGACGCAGAAAAACGGATTGAGATGCTTCAGTTTGCGCTCGAGCGGATCCGCGACTCCGAGTATGTGGTCTACGAAAAGGTCAGGCAAATAGCACGGAAGGCACTCGAATGAGTTTGAAATTTGAAGAAAGATTCCACCACGAAATTGCGCTGGACATCCTTGGCGCAAAGATTGCCGAGACTCAACGGCAGCTTCGAGCCGCACTGCGCCGGGTTGAAGCACTGGAAACACAGATGCGCAGGGAGGGCTGGACGCAGGAGGATCTTGACGACATCGAGCCTGCCATGCATCAATGATGCCGATAGAGCTTGCCAAGCCTGATGGCTCAAACCGGCGAGCCATTACTTCCGCGACACCTGCGAGGCTGACCAGTTGGCCTAAAAGTGGTGTGACCTGCTGGAGAGACGGCACGTTTTGACGCTTTGGTGCGCGTCGTAAAAGAGTGGCACCAATGGAGGACGCCACGAACAGTCAGGCGTGACAGCTCGGAGAGACGGGCCACTTTATGTTTGATTGCAGCCAGCAAATTGTTGACGAGCTTCTCGACCTCGGCCTGACGGACGACCAAGTCGAGGTTGTTTGGGCTTGGCACGCTGGACGGTGCAGGCAGTTGGTGCAAACTGCCGGTGGAATCGCAATCGTGCGCATCTTGTCGCATTTATTGGGCGGGCACAACGACGGCAAGATCTCGGTGCGGCTTGCTGGGTTGGCGTGGGCCTATGGCCTTGGGCACCTGACTGGGTACGATAGCGCAGCGGACAATGCGCATGTGCTTGGAGTCAGTCGGCAGGCGATAGGCGAGGCCGTTAAGGCTGCGAAGAGCGCCATTGAGGGGGCTTAGGGTGCCCCCTCCCCCCCTAAAGGAGTCTCCTAGAAGGGTTTTTGACCGGAGTGCAGGCAGGGACGCGTGCTGCTTTTTTGTGCAATCGGCAAAAAGTGCCGATAGTAGACAAGTCAAGTGGGGTATTGACCGGCAGATATTGCCGAGTGTACTAATCGCGGCGTGGCAAATCAGAATAAACGGGCATCGTATAGCCAAACCGCAAAACATTTTGGTGTAAGCGTCTCTGCCGTCCAGTTTTGGGAGCGCAAAGGGTTTGACCGAGACTGGCCTATTGCGCAGCAAGAAGCATGGCGAGCGGAGTACACCGCCGACCGCTTAGTAGAGCCTCCGCTTGTTGCGAACAAGGAGCCAAGGCCAAAACCGGCAAAAACTGCCGCGCCGGTCCTCGACTACAAAGAGGCACGCACCCAGAAGCTGGCGAAGGAGATTGAGCGTCTCTCAATCATTATCGGGCGCGAGAAGGGCGAACTGGTGTTTGCTGCCGAGATGCGCGAAACCGCTACCCGCGTCGTCTCTGTCTGGTGCTCGGAACTGGACGCACTGGTGGGCGACCTGCCCGGGCAACTTGCTGGGCTCACCGAAGCCGAGATTCAGCCGAAGCTCCGAAGCCGCATTGAGCTTCTGAAGAGCAACGCACGGGAGGGGTTTGCCGCTCTATGAACCCAATCCTAGAAGGTTCCCGCACTGGCATCCGCCTGGCGTACACCGGCGACCCGCTTGACTGGATGGAAGCCAACGTGCGGTTCCCGCACAGCTCCCGGTCCACTCACTTTGACCGGCACACCGCCCCGTGGTGGAACGCGGTCTTTGCCGACTTCGCCGACCCGACGTGTCGCCAGACATTTGTCCAAGCGTGCACGGGCGCTGGCAAGAGCACCGCACTGGAGGCGCTAGTGTGCTGGGCAGTGGCTCAACAGCCTGGGCCGATGCTGTCGATCACTCAAACCGACGCGACCTCGGCAGAGTGGATGGAGACTCGGCTTAAGCCGGTGCTTGGTGCTTGCGAGCCGCTGCGGGGACTGATGCCGTCAAACCGGCACCATGTCAAAAAGGATGGGATCTACTTCCCGCACATGCCGTTGATGCTCGGCGGGGCGAACACTAGCAACGCTCAGGAAAAATCGGTGCAGGTGCTTTTTTTGGATGAGTGTTGGCAGTACTCCGACCTCATCACGCAGTTCAAGAAACGGCTCCACGACCGCTGGAACGGCTACGCACTCCTGACATCCCAGAGCTTTGAGGAACCGCACCAACTGACTGAAGAGTGGCGCTCGGGCGAGGAGTTCCAGTGGTGCCATCGGTGCCCAAACTGTGAGCAATGGGTAAAACCCGCTTGGACCGACATCAAGTACGACGAGTGCAAAAATGAGAATGGCGAATGGAACTGGGGCGCTCTGGTCAAAACCGTCCGGCATGAATGCCCGCACTGCGGCCACGTCACGCCAGACACGACCGCAGCCCGTCGGGCGTTGACTCAGCGCAGCGAGTGGAGATCCGAGGGCAACGATCACGTCGAGGGCTATCGCTCCCGCCGTGTGTCGGCTCAATCAATTTACTGGATCAGATGGGCGGATTTGGTCATCCAATGGTGTCAGGCGTCCGACGCTCGGCACCTTGGAGTATTGCAGCCGACCAAGGATTTTCGAATGCAGCGCTTGGCAGAACCTTGGAAGCAAGAGGAGGAACTCCCGGCGCTCGAACTGGAAGCAAGCGAGTACTGGGTGAACGAGTGGCAGGATGGGCGACCGATGCCTGACGAGGCCGCGCGCGTTTTCACGGTGGACTGTCAGCAGGACCACTACTGGGGAATCTGCCGCGTGTGGCTCAAGAACGGGCACAGTCGGCTCCTTTGGGCTGGGAAAATCCTCACCGTTGACCAGCTCCGCGAGATTCAGACGAGGCTCAAAGTGCCCGACAAGCGCACGCTGCTTGACGCTGGCAACAGTTTTCACGGGCGCATCTATGACGTGTGCGCAAAGTTTGGGTGGACCGCATTGGTGGGCCGCGCTGAGGATCATTTCACGGTGCGCGGGCAGGATGGCAAACCGATCCGCCGGTATTACTCCGCGCCGGATCGCGTGCTTGCTCCGACGACTCGAGACGCGATGGGCAAGCGCATTTTTGTCACGTTCTTCTACTGGTCGTCCGATCCCATTAAAGACATCCTGGCTAATCTGCGCAACACGGGCTCTCCCGTCTGGGAGTTCCCGCAGGACGCGCCGCCCGAGTACGTGCGGCACCTCAACTCCGAGCGCAAGCGGGCGACGGTGGACAAAAGGACGAAGAAGACCCGGCTGCGATGGACGGCAACAGGCAGACCCAACCACATGTGGGATGCTGAGGCGATGAACGTGCTCGCCGCGCAGATTCTTGGTATCCTGCCCGATATGGTATCCGCAGCGCCAGAGGTTGACGAGCCGACCGGCACAGAGTAACGTGGCGGCTCAACCATTAACACTGACGGAAGTGCGATGGTGGATCCTGGAAGGAACCCCGGCTCCCGAGTGGGATGTCCGGGGTTTTTCTTGTCCCCAAGCCTGTAAATAGATGGCTCCCGATCAAAGACTCCTGCTCCAAGTGTTCCTCATGCGGGATGTTGCCGAGCTTCGCGCCATCGTGTCGCAGAAATTTGACCTGGTCGCTGCAGGCAAAAGCTCGCTGATTTCGTCATCTATCGACGGAGCCTCGTTTCAGTTTAATGTCAACGGCACGCTCTCGCCGTTGGATGTGATGATGCTGGCGCAGATGGCGCTTAACTACAAAGCCGCAGGCATTTCCGCGCCGGTTCGGCGTACACAGGCGTTTTTTGTATGAGCCTTTTTGATCGACTAAAAAAGCTGGCCGGATTTGGCTCGCCGAAGGTGGGCGCAAACAACGGCGGCGCGTACCGCAGGCAGCGACTTGTTGAAGGTGGCGTTTGGGCTGAACCCTGGTGGAGGAACCACACCCAGAGCATCTCCCGCGAACTAACCGTTGGCGAATGGCGCACCGTCAATTCGGCTGCGAGGAAGCTGTACTGGAACAATGGGATGGTGAATGCCGCCATTGATCAAAAGTCCATGCTCAGCGTGGGGATGGCAATGCGACCGATCTTTGTTGGTGCCGATAAAGAGTGGGGAAAACAAGCCGAGGCCGTGCTGCTCGACTGGTTCCAGATCGCGTACCTCGACGGCAAAAGCTGGTGGGAGGGGCTCCGGCTCGAGTCCACAGCCATCGACCGGGAAGGCGATTTGCTCACGATCTTGACCACCGCCGCCAGCGGCTACCCGCAACTCCAACAGGTGCCCTGGCATCAAATTGGAAGCCGTGGCGACGACGGCATTTTGACCGATGGCCGCTACCGTGGCTTGCGAATTTACAACGGCGTCATTCTCTCGCGCACTAACCGGGCCGTGGCCTACCGAGTACTCGGGGAGGATCAGAGCGGTGCCGAGGATCGGGACATCCCGGTGCAGTCTTGTATGCTCACGATGGATCCCCGCGAGGTGGACCAAGTGCGCGGCATTTCCGCTTTTGCTCCCGCGATTCGGGATCTGATTTCCCTCAAAGACCTTGGCGACGACATCCAATCCGCGTCCCGCATGGCCGCGAAAATTGGGTTGCTGGTGACCAATCAGCAGGGCATGGCCGACGCCAGCGACGCTTACAACGCGCTCACCGACACGATGCCGGGTAACTGCTCGCCAGGACTGCGGTTTACACCGATGCAGGGCGGGCGCATCGAGTACCTGACCGCAAACGCCGGCGAGTCCATTGACCAGATTGACGCCAAGATACCAACCGAAGCGCAGGACCGCCTACAGGAGCGCCTAATCCGCAACGCACTGCTCGCGGCTCAATGGCCGCCGGAGTTCGGCTGGGACATGAGCAAACTGGGCGGCGCCTCCGCCCGCATCGTACTCGAGCAGGTCAACCGCATTACGTCGGAGCGTCACGCCTACCTCGCGGCGTTCTGCAAGCGGCGGTGTGCATTCGCCGTTGCGAAGTTTGTGGAACTCGGGATGCTGCCACCGTACACAGGCGCGGACAAAGACCGGGGCGGTGCGTACCAATTCAGGTTCACCGAACCTGCCCGCCTGACTGCCGATTCTGGCTACGCAAGCCGCGACGCCATTGAAGCCTACCGCGCTGGAATGCGCAGCATGACTGACATTCTCGCCAGCGGTTCCAAAACATTGGAGGAGCACCTTGACGAGGTGGAGCGCGAGGAACTTGAAATCAAGAAGCGGGTGGAACGCTCCGGGCTGACTCGCGACGTGTTCGGCCTGCTCACCCCCAATGGCAATCCTGCCACATCCGCACCAATCGAATGAAATTTCAACGCGTCATCGAACAGGTCTTTTATCGTCCTTGGCTCATCACTCCCGGCGGATACGCAGCGGTGCGCAAGCTCGTTGAAGCGCGACTGGTGCGCGCCAACGGGGACGAATACGAGGGCATGATGAAATCCCAACGCGAGCCGATGGAGATCGACGGTCAAGGCATCGCGCACATTTGCATCGAGGGCACGCTTGCCAAAGGGATCAGCGCGATTGAGGCTTGCTGCGGCGTTTGGGATTACGAATGGGTGGCCGAGGATCTGGAAGCAGCCATGGAGGCCAACGTGCGCGGCGTGCTGCTTGAGATCAATTCGCCCGGGGGAAGCTGCTCCGGCTGTTCCGAGATCACCGACCTGATTCAGTTTCTGAAAGTCCCGATTGTCGCCTATTCCGACGACACGGCGTGCTCGGCTGCGTACAACATCGCAGTCAGCTGCGACAAGGTGTTTGGCTCCGTGGGGTCAACATGGGGCTCCATCGGCACCATCATCCCGTGGGTTGACCAATCCGCGATGTACGAGGAGGAAGGGCTCCGTTGGGAACCGATCACGTCGGGACCGCTTAAAGGTGCAGGCATGGGGCCATCTCTGACGCCCGCACAACGCGCCAGTCTCCAGCAGCTCGTTGACGACTCATTCGGGCAGTTCCGCGACAACGTCCTCCGCAACCGGCTCGTGGCCGACGAGTACATGACGGGAGCCGCTTATTTGGCTCCTCGCGCAAAGGCTGCAAATTTGATTGACGGGATCGGAAATCAGGAGCTTGCGTATTCGCAACTTCTTGGTATGGTGGGCGCGTAGTTGTTCATCTGTTTTGGGTTGTTGTTCCCCTCCGGGTGTTGTTCCCCGGAGGGGTTTTTCTTGTCCCGATACCTACGGGTATATGGAGTCCCCTACGACCCTCACCGACGCGCTGGCTGCGCTATCTGCCGCCCAGGCGGACGTGGCTGCGCTTAACGCTCTCTCCGTAGAGCACACTGCGCTTGTCGCCAATTTCGAAGCACTGAAGGCCCGCAGCGCGGAATTGTCCGCTGCACTGGACCTTGCCAACTCCAACAACCGCGACCTTGCTGCGGCGCTCGACGCGATGAAAGCCTCCGAGGCTGACGCTGCTGCAAAAGCTAACGCCATCGTGGCTAACTTGGGCGTGGCTCCCGTTGCCATTGTGCCCGAACAAGTTTCCGCGCCGAAGACCCACAGCGAACTCTGGGCGCACTACATGACTCTGGGCTTCGTTGAGCGTAATGAGTTTTACGCAGCGAACCGGAAAGCAATGCAGATCTAAACCTCACACTACTAAAACCATATGGCCCTTAATGGCGTTTTCCTCGCACAGATTGCCCAGCAATCTCTCCCGTTCCTCACCAATGCCTTCGCTCCTTTGCGTGGCATCACAACCGACTTTTCCACGGACATTGCTTCCGCTGGTAGCTCGGTGACCACTCGCTTTGCCACGGTCCCTTCCGTGGTGGACATCACTTCCGAAGGCTACGCTCCCGTGGCCGGTGACACGACTGCTCGCACGATCTCGCTTGATCAGCATCGCGGCGTGACGCTGGGATTCACTGACATCGAAGTCCTTCAGTCCTCGGTGAATTTCCGCAACCTGTTCCTGACTCCCATGTTGCAGGCTTTGGGCGCTGACATGTTCGGACAGATTTGGAACCTGGTGACTGCCGCAAACTTTGCGCAGACCCCTCTTTCCTCCAGCGCTGCCAACTTTGACCGACAGGACGTGATTGACCTTGGCGTGACGTTGACGCAGACGCTCAAGGCTCCCAAAATGGGCCGCAGCGTCATCCTAAATCCCGCTTACTACGGCGCGATCAGCAAGACGTTCATCTCTGCGGAAATCCCTGGCATCACTCCGTTTAAGGCTGAAGGACTGGTCCCGCGCGTGTCCGGTTTTGACATTTACGAAAGCGACCTCTGCGACGCCAACGGCGAAGCGCTGGCCGGTTTTGCGCTGCACTCCAGCGCGCTGATCATGGCCGCCCGTCGCGTCAACCCCGAAGCCGCGTTGCAGGATTCGATCGAGATCGCTGAAGTCGTGGTGCCGGACCTCGGGTTGCCCCTGACCTTCCGGGCTTACTACAACCGCGAATTGGGGCAGAGCTGCATCAACGTCAGCTGCATCTGGGGTGTCGCAAAGGGCACCGGCATGGGCGTCCGCATCGTCACTCCCTAACCTCCCGCAATCAGCAGAGGCTCCGCTCTTAACGGGGCGGAGCCTTTGTTTCATCCGATTATCTCACGATGAAAATCTCTCTCGTCATCGAAGACACCGGCGCAGGCCCGCAGGTCATCTACACCTCGCCCGAACCGGCAGACGCTCGCGCATTTTTCAAAGCGCACGTCAATCCCGGCAAGCTGGTGCTGGTGTGCAACCCGACGCCTGACAATTTTCGCACCATTCGCGGCACGCCAGTCGTCGAGTCCGTTGTCGCCAAAGCACCAATTCGGCGCGCAAAAGAAGCACTGCTCTAAATGTCAGACTGGCGCGACATAACCGCAACCGCACTGGACGACGCTCTCGGCTACATGCAGGCCGACAGCGTGACGTACCAGGGCGTGACCGTGTTTTCCGTCGCCAGCGAACGCGAAAGCCAGACGCTGGCAATCGGCGGTTTCGAGTCGCATTTCGCGGGATCCGTCAGGATGGCAAAGGCCGGTTTTCCGCAGCCGGTGAAAGGCACCAAAATCAGCGTCAACGGCACTGAGCGCAGGATTGGCGACATTGCGGAAGATCCGATTTCGTGGACGCTGTATTTGGAGGATGTCTCGCGATGATCGACCTGCTCACCTGCGAAGTGATCCGCGATGAGATCGCGCCGGACTTCCCGGGGACGTACATCGGGCTTCCGCACGACGGTGAGTCAATCACGATGCCTTGCATCCTCCTCGACATTCGCGGCGATGCGCTAGTGGGAGGACCGTTGCAACGTGGTGCGCTCACGGTGGCCGTAATGAGCCAGGCTGACGACTCAACGGTTGCTGAGCACATTGAACTGGTGCAGGAGGTGACAACGGCGATTAAGGGCGTTACCGGCAGCGGCTCTGCGGTGCAGATTTACGGCGTGGTTGCGACATCGTCGGAGGCGCAAAACACGGAACGCCACTGGATTACCAACCTTCAGTTCACCTTGGGTTACGGCCCGCAACCTTAAAAGCACTATGGCTACGTTTGGAGTTACCTCAACCTACGGCATTACGCCACCCACCGGCAGTTTCACCCAAAGCTCCGAAAGGACGGTGGAAGTGGAAACCGCAACCATTAAAGGCACGACAGGCCGCGTGGTTGTCGCTCAGGCCAAGCCTCGCACCAAAACGACGGTGACGGTGCGGTCAAAAGGCGAAACCGGGTTGTCGTCCATTTCGGTCGCCGACTTTTCGAGCCTGACGATCACGTCGTCAAAATACAGCGAAACCAACGACGATTTCGCGACGCAGGAAACCGTTGGAACCCTTTTTGAATAACCATATGGCAACTTTTGGAATTTCCTCAATCACTGGGACTTTGGTCGAAGCCGTGGACGTTACGCTCGCGGGCGAAACCAAGGAACTCATTAAAGCTGACGGCACTCATTCCGCTGCGCGCATCGTGGATACTCAGTTTTCGTTTTCCGTTAAAGGCAAAGGCGATTTGCCAACCGTCACGATTGGCGGCAGTGCGGGCGAGCCTGATGGCGTCACCGGCAAAGTGATCATCACAAAGATCACCGAAAGCCAGACTAACGAGGACTGGAACGCTTTCAGTTACGACGGCGTCGCCTACCCTGCCGCAACTTAACGCGCGCCAGCGCATCCGATTATGTCACACATCAAATCTGGAATGCGGATTGACTACATCCGCGACAATTTGCCCCCGCTTAAGTCACCGAACACTGATCTCATCGGTGCGTGGCTTGCGGTCGGGGGGCAACTTCTCGACGAGGAAAATTTCCACGACACCGTTGAGGAAACCGCTGACGGCATCAAGCGCCAGGTGGTTTGGAGCGTGAAAGGCGACGTGCTCGCGACTATTGGCGACGAGCAAGTCACGTTTGAAGAGTTTCGCCGTCGTTGGCTGTCTGACGAGTGGCGCGCAGCCAATCCGCTGCACTGGATCACTATCCAACGAGCGCAACGGGACTACACGGTTCAACTCAAGACCTGGCTGCAGACGCAAAAGCCGTGCGCACTGATCCGCAAGGGCAAACGCGTTGCCGTCATCCACCCGGATTTGCCCGAGGACAAAAAAGCCAAACTGCTTGCCGCGCTATGAGTTTTCTCGCCGGACAAATCGAAATCGAAGGGATCAAGCTGCGTCCGTTTTCGCTTCGCAGCAGGCTCAACTGCATGGCACTTGGGTTGACGCTGTTCACGGAAACCGAAGGGCCGGAACTGACGCCGCTGCAAATCGAGGAGCAGATTCTCGCCCTGGCGTGGGAGCGGTCGCAGCCGGTGCCGGTGGTGCGCAAAGCCATCGACGCGGGCACGGCGTGGGACGCGATCCACGACTTTGCCGACTCGTTGCCGCTCGCCGCGCTGCCTCAGTTGGTTGCCGAAATCAACCGCGTGGCAGCCGAAATCAAAGCGCAGGCCGTGGAGGTTGTCCCGCGTCCCGGCGGGGAGGACAAAGACGCGCCGGGAAACTCGTAGGGCCAACATGGGAAGCCGCACTCATTCTCACGTTGGCCGACAAGACGGGATGGTCAGAGGATGCAATTCTGGATCTTCCGATGCCTCGCGCGCTGGCGTATTATCACGCGGCACTCTGGGCAGCCGGTGCGTGGACGGTGCGACAAGGACCGGCACCAACCGAGCAACTTTCTCGACTGTTGGCATTTTGCGAAAATGATCTCGCTGAAGCTGAATGAAGCGCAGGCAGAATGGGGTGCGGCTACCTTGGCACGGATTGCCGAGGGCGTAGCAACCGGCGGGCTTGCGTTGCCCGAACTCATGGCGCTTTCATTCGCAGAGTACCTGACCACGGTGCAGGGGCTGACCCCGCCAGCCAAAGGTGCGCGGGTTGTCGGATCGGTGGATTTGAGCCGAGGCAAAGCAGCAATCAACGTGGACCTCGGGCGTGCGTTTGTTGTCGCAGCAAAAGGCGTAGCGTCCACGGTTGTCGGAGGCAAACTCACTGCCCGCGCTGGTCGCAAAGTCGCTCGCCAGATTGCCCGTGTCACAAGCGGCGCAACCGCCCGCACGCTTGGCCGTGCTGCGGTGCAGCGCGCAAAAAAAGAGATCCTGAGTGCAGCCGACAACGACCCCATAGGGTGGTATGAGCGCCAGCGTCGCAACGGGCGGTTTGTCGGCCGCGTCAAAATGGAGATCGACACGACGGGACTGGAAAACATCCGCAAGCAATTACACGCGCGCGTTGGGCACCTTTTGAGTGGGTGGAACGCCGCAGCGGCTCGCTTTAAGGTGCCATCACCGAGTTGGGTATCCGGCAAAGGTGGACGCGGCACCGTGGCCGTCGAGCGCACGTCGTCGCGCCTAGACATCCGCGCAGCCAACCAGGTCAACTACGCTGGCGGCATTCCCGGGATGCAGCGACGCATTAACGCGGCGGGCGAGATCGTGGCAAAGCGCATGGAGCGCCGCGCTGCTAAAACCGCAGAGAAAGCGATGCAGGAGCAAATTGACAAATGAGCGCAACCGCACAACTAGCACTGGATGTCCGTGGGTTCCTCGCAGGCATGGACCTTGCCAAGCAGGGACTCAACAGCCTTCGCAATGAGTCCGGCAAAGTGGACGAGGGTAACGGCATGGCACGGCTACAAGTTGCCGCTGTCGGGCTTGCTGCGACCGTGGCGGCGCTGGGTGCCGTCATGTACAAAGGCGTTGCTTCGACTATTGAGTTGGGCGCTCGTTTTGTGGAAGTGGGCTACAAGTCTGGGCTGGCCGTGCAGGAAATCATGGCGCTCGAACGCAGCCTCGACGAAGTGGGCGGCAAAGCCGAAGACGCGGCACCGTCCACTGACCGCTTCAACCAGGCTTTGCAACAGGCGGCAAATAACGCAGGCCCGCTGGCTGGCATTTTGCAAAACGCTGGGATCTCCATGCAGACACTGGCTGGGATGTCCGTGGCTCAACGCATGGTGGCCGTGGGAGACGCGATCCGCACGATTGCAAACCCAGCGCAGCAAGCTGAGGCGGCAGTGGCTGCGTTTGGATCGTCTGGAATCAAAATGCTGGCGGCGTTAGATCCCAAAAACCTGAACAGCGCAGCGGCTGCAATGGGAACTCAGGCGCAGATCATGCAAGCCAACGCGGGAGTGTTCGCACGGATCATGCAGGTTATGGGCGCGCAAGGGTCGTCGCTCAACAGCCTTGCTGTGGCTGTAAAAGGCAAGTTGCAAGGACTGTTCACTGGCATCGCTGCGGGCGTAGCTCCGACGGTGCTCAAAATCATGGAGGCAAGCTCCACGGGAGGCATGAATCTGGCCGCAGCTATTCGGCAATTTTCCCCGGCACTGGAACCGTTGGCAAAACTGGTGGAGTCGCTTGTCAACATGGACCTCGCCGGAGTGGGAATGCAGCTTGGCGCGGGCGCTGCGGCTATCGGTGAGGCAATAATGAATGGCGACGCGATTGCGTACCTCAAAGCCGGATTAGTTGTCGCCAGTGATTCTTTTCGGCAGGCCATTGCCGGAGTCTTGGGCGGCATTGCTTCAGCGTTGTCGGCTCTTTTCAAAGATGTGGATTTTGGCAGCATCCTTGCCGGATTCCAAGCCGGGATGCTTGGCATTGGTCGTCTTTTCCTTGGCATCATTGAACAAGGGATTGCCAAGGTGCTTAACAACCTGCGGCAGTCGAGCAGCGTTTTTGAAAAGATCATTTCGCCCGAAATGGTCTCCAACATAGCCGGGGCCGCTGGAGCCAACATGAAAGCTGGCCGCGAAGGAATTGCCAGCGGTGGCAAACAGATTGCAGACGCAACGCAAACAGCGGTGGGACAGTTATCCACAAACATTGCAGGCATTCCAGCAGCGTTTCAGCAAGGCCGCGAAGCCGCAACTGGGAGGGAATCTGACGCAACAAAATCGGCACGACTGGCAATGCAGGAAATCGAAAGCCGTGCTAAATCAAACGCGGCAGCAACTGCCGAAGATTTGCGAAAGAAATTTGCGACTCCGGCACCAACAGAACAGAGCCTTCCATTGCCACAAGCTGGCGCAATGGCAGCGCAACCAATCGGCGCAATCGTTTCCAGCATGGCAAAGATTGGAGGCGACCAAGGAGCCGCACAAACAAGCGCAGTGGATTACGCACGCCAACAGCTACAGGCGCAGCAGCGCACCGCCGAAAATACCGCTCGAATGGTTGAAAAGCTGAACAAGCTGCAACCTGCATCCTCAATGACTGGCGCAATTTACCAATGAGCACTTTAATTCGCACAGAAACGGGAAAGGACGCCCGTGGGAACAAGTACCTGACCAATGTTTATCAGGACTTTGCCAGCATGACGCCGGACACTGGCGCAACAAGCTACACGCTTACGCAGGAGGACGGGGTGTATACGCTCACGGAGACTTTTACCGAAGAGGTTCCTGATCCCGGCGGCGGCGGCGGTGGACAGGTTTATCCTGACATCTGGAGCCTGGACGTGTCCACGACGACAGAGCCGATTGAAACTAATCCGTATTTCAAGGAAGGGATGACTGCACAACAAATGAGCCAGTGGGCGGCGTGGAAAGCTGGCAAGGAGCCCGGCGACAATACCTATCCAAACGACGGATTTCCAGGCACTGGGCCATCCACGAACCAAGTGGTGCAGGCGCTTTACGAGCGGTTTAACCGAGGCGAAACGGACTATCTTGCGCCGCGCTGCGTCGTGAAGCACCAGAAAGTGTACATGGTGCCCCCGGCGCTTGGCGGCGTTGGGTTTGCCGTCAACGACATTGCTGGGAATCCGTTTAACTTCCCGAACGATGTCAATTTTTTGGCAACCGGCGCAACTGCGGTGCAGGAGGGCAGCACCTTCCGCGTGACGCTTGAGTGGCTTGTTTCTAAGCCGAACAAGTGGGATGTTTTAATTTACGGAAGCTGATGGACTTACCCGACGTAAAAGCAGGCATGGCGATCCTCGCCGAGCACATCCAGCGACTGAACGCTGCCATCAAACAGGTGCGACTCCGCCCAGGCGTTGGGTACTTGCTTAAAGAGTCCTCGGGCGGCACGTCCATCGTCATCACTCCGGGCCAGCGGGCACTGGGAGGCGGTGGTGGCGGCTCAACGATTCCGTGCCCGTTCGAGGTTACAGACGCATCCGATGAGCAGGGCTTAAAGGTGCAGGTTGCTTGGGGGCTAATTTGGCAAAGGCTACCGACTGGGATGTTTCCAGACAACGATCCACCGTTGGTCATGGAGGTGAGCACAAACTGTTTCGTTTATAGCAAAATCGTCTTTGACACTGAAACACTGCTTCCGACGGGCATCAGCTTTTCGGTAGAAAGCAACCTGATGGAAAACACGGACACGACTCAGTATAACCTCATCGCTACGGTGATTGTGGACACTGAAGCCGAAGCAATTACCGCGATCAGGAACGTCTGCCAGCAGCCATTTCCAAGCCCTTGTTCGTTAGCGTGACATGTCGATTAACGCATTCAACAAACGAGCGCGGATCAACGTCAGTGTGCTCATCAGCGGCGCTGGGCAGTTTTCGCCATTCAGCGGCGAATTTGGCATCCCTATAAATTGGACGATTGAGGGCAGGGTATTGCAGGGCGATTTTGTTGATGAGCTAACGGTTAAAGAGGAAACCTGTCGCGTGCCATATGGCTCCGACAAAATGTTTCAAGAGTTTGGAATCTTTCCCGGCAGCACAGGCGGCACGTCTGGAAACATTCCGATAGGTCAGTTGCCAGTCATTGCTCCCTCGTTGGTGGAGGATGAAAACCGTGGCCTGTGGATCGTTAACACGTCGCCAATTTTAGCTCCGGGTGGATACGCGGGCGAAACCTTGGTCCAGCGTGGTTATTACACCGTGGCGCAGCCGGAAGACGCTGGGATTGATGACCCGATCAACATTGATCCGCCTATTGATGGGCTGAGCAGGGTTTACCCAGGCGACCAAGTCACTACCGTGGGCACTGGCGCAAATACGCAGTGGCGTGTGGTTTCACAACAACGCTTTCCCAAACCTGACCGCACTTTCTTTTGGACGCCAAATTCTGCCCCACATTTAGAGTCTGGGGGGCTTGCCGATGGCGAACTGGTATTGCCAGGCACGGTGATGATCCCAACGACCGATTTTTTCATTGAAGATTCAGCGGACTACATTGACGGAATGTTTGCTTTCATTGCGGGCAGCGGCTTAATGTTTAACGGCCAGACGTGGAGCTCTTTAGTAGCTGCCCCCTACGTTTACGAGCCTGAAAACGACCCTCGAGAGCTTTGGTACAACATTGGGTATGGCGGAACTGGTCGTTACGACACATTGCTTGAGGCTCAACATCTTCAAAAGCCGTTTGTCTACGGAAACATTCCTGTAGACGATGCCTCAACGCCAACTTACGACTACACGCCAGAAGATCAGCCGACACAAAGTGAAGCTCTCATATTTCGTTGGGGCAATCCTCTAAACGGCGTTGCTAACAACATGGTGGCAAGGCCGTTGCTTTACGATTTCGGAGATGCTTGGAGCAGGTTTCACCGCAACACTCGCGACTGGCTGACGCAGCGGTTTCCGGGAATTAACGGCGCACCTTTTAGCCTTTCCACAACCGGCGAAGGTGGGCAGGACGTAAAAACGATACAGCTTGAGGTTGATCGGTTTGAAGATGGGAACGAAACCGTAATTCAACAGACGTACACGGACCCGGAAGGCAACACGCTGACAAACAGCTTTACAATCACGCTCTCCGCAACCGTGTCCATAATATGATCCCGCGTTGGATACTCGACAAGCGGCTCAAAACCTGTTTAGCTTGCGAGCAACAAGCGACCTGCACGGCTCGCTTTGAGATCCTCGCTGAGGCTCCACGGTGCCCGCTAGGACGGCTTGCCAGCAGAGCCGATGAGGTAGCCGCCAAAGCGTGGCCGGAGAGCGCGCAACAGGTGAGCGGGTGCTGCGACTCTGCTGTGAATTACTTGTCCCGGATGGCTTAGGTATAATGGTTGCTGTTCAAACATCCTCAACGATTCAGCGCGGGGCTGACTGGGATTTTTCGTTCCGGCTCCAAGAAGACGGCTTGTGCAGCCCGTACGCTGACCTGACCGACTGGACAGTGACCCCGACTCTCAAAACCTCCGCAAACGCATCGCTGACAACACCGACCGTCGTGCGGCCTGACGCGGAGACAGTGTCTCTGCGCCTAACTCAAACGCAGACCGCTGCGCTCGCGGTGCAGTTTGGAGCGCAGCTGGTCGTCAACGTCCAGCGTCCAGACGGCTGGGACGAGCGACTCATCGAGGCCCGCGTAACCATTTCTTGACCATGAGCTGCAATACCAACTGTGGCCCGCTGGTGGTCACCCTCTTAACTGGCGCACCTGGCGTCGTCGGACCGGCTGGGCCGCAAGGTCCACAAGGCCCGCCTGGGGACTTTACAAGCATCAGCGGTGATCTCTCGCTCGCGGAGGGCGAAACCGAAACCGTGGCGACCGTCGTCGGCATTCAGGGCCAACCCGTTTCCGGCACTGATCCAACTGCCAACCAGATTTTCCAATTCAACGGCACCAGTTGGGTGCCGGTTACTTTCACAGCAGGCACCTACTAATTCACGACCATGGCATTCCCGATTCAACCTAAGCGCAACGCAACCGCAGGCAGCGACACACCCCCCGGAGCAAGTGATTTGCTGCTCGGGGAACTTGCCGTCAACACGCAGAGCAAGAAAACCTTCCTCAAAGTCAACGGGGACGAAGTTGTTGAAGTCGGCTGGGACCGCATCCTGACAACCAACGCGGTTGAGACTGCGACCGCTGGCAAGGTCGTAAAGCTCAACAGCTCAGGCATCATTTCCGAGGCGCAAATCTCGGGGCTCAAGTACAGCCAAATCAGCGACGCATTGCAGGTATCCACGGGCGTTGCCAACAAAATCCCGCTTACTGGCGCAACCGGCAAAATCGACTCGAGCTTTTTGCCCGCTGCCTCCGTTGGCGCGCTGACCTACCGAGGCGCGTGGACCGTCAACACTTCGCCGGTAATCGCATCCGGCGGCGTAGTGGGGGCTGGCACGGCAGAAAAAGGTGACTACTACATCGCCGCCAACAGCGCGACTCTGGGCACCGCGATTGACGGGCAGACTGTAGTGCAGGCGGGGGACATGATCGCCTTTAACGGCACGACCTGGGACTTCATTGACGGGGCCAAGTCTGAAGTGCGCAGCGTCAACTCCGTGTCTCCGACCGCTGGCGGCAACGTGGTGCTGACGGCTTCCGACGTGTCCGCAGTGGCGACCGCTGACGCAGTCCTAACCGCAACGCCTGGCAAGGTCGTTAAACTCGACTCAAACGGCAAAGTGTCCGACGTGCAGTTGAACGTGGCGAGCACGACGCAGTTGGGCGTCATCAGCGTGGACAATGCCGCGTCCAACGGATTTCAGGTTTCGGTCGCTGGTGCCGCCAAGATCATCCCAGGCACGTCTACAATCGTGGGCGGTGTGAAGTCCTCTGACTCCATCAACATTGCGCTCGATGGCACCGCGACCGTAGCTTCCGCAGGCACTTACTAAGCCATATGGCGTTCCCGATTATCCCAAAGAGACGTAGCGGCGCACCCGGTAATCCAACGTCGCTGCAACTTGGCGAGCTTGCCGTCAACACTGCCGACGGCGAGCTTTACCTCGGCGGGGACAGCGGCGTAATGCTGCTCAATGGTCCCGTGGCCGCTGGTACTACGGTTACGGAGCATACCGGCGACGGGACCACCGTGGCGTTTACGTTTGGGGGCTACAACGGGACATCCGACGGTGGCTACATCGTCAGCGTTGGCGGTATTGACCAACCGCCGAGCAAGTACAGCATCTCCTCCACCGCAGGCGGGACCATCACGTTTGTGGAGGCTCCGGTAAGCGGGGAACTAATCTCCATCCGCGCCATTGTGGCAGGATCAGGCGGCGGTGGCAGTGGGGATGCGACATCGCTGCAAGGCCGTGCTGTTGCGGCCACTGCGCCAACTAATGGGCAGTTTCTTGAATGGAATGAATCCGCTAACCAGTGGGAGCCTGGTGATTTAAGTTACCAGGTTGAAGTGCTGGTCGTCGCTGGTGGTGGCGGTGGAGGCAGTGGGCACGCTGGAGGAGGAGGTGCTGGCGGATACCGTACAACTACAGCTACATTGTTACCTGGAGTTGCGTGCCAAATCATTGTTGGCGCGGGAGGAATTGGCGGAAATTACACCTCGACCCCCGCAACTGGCGGTGAAGACAGTGAATTTTTAACTTCCGGCAATAACATAGTTTCTCTTGGCGGCGGCGCAGGAGGGGGAAACAACCCAGAACCACGCGACGGCGGCAACGGTGGCTCAGGCGGCGGAGGCGCAAATGCAGTAAGTGGCGCAGGCGCAGGTGGAAGCGGCACTCTGGGGCAAGGATTTGACGGCGGTACTGGCTCAGGCGGTGGAAATTGGGCGGCGGCTGGAGGTGGAGGTGCGGCTGAAGCTGGTCAAAATAACCCGACCACAGACGATGGAGGTAATGGTGGAAGTGGTTCAAATTGGCTAAGTTTGGGAACTTTTTATGCAGGAGGCGGCGGCGGATGCGGAGGCCTTGGAATAGCGGGCGTTGGAGGCCTTGGCGGCGGCGGAAACGGAACCATACAGGACGCCGGTGCGGCAGCAAACGCCACGGCAAATACAGGCGGCGGTGGAGGCGGGGCAAGAAATGCTGAAGGAGGTAACGGAGGTTCTGGCATTGTCATTTTGCGATACGCCGGAACGCAACGCGGCAATGGTGGAACTGTAACATCTTCAGGCGGGTACACGTACCATACCTTCACAAGCTCAGGCACTTTTACGGCTTAAAACATGGCACACTTTGCAAAAGTCATAAACGGCGTGGTGCAACAGGTCATTGTTGCCGACCCTGAGTTTTTCCTGACCTTCGTCGATTCATCTCCTGGCAAATGGCTGCAAACCTCGTACAATACCCGAGGCGGCGTCCATTACGGGCCTGACGGCCAACCTGACGGCGGCGCAGCATTGCGCGCCAACTACGCGGGCGTCGGCTACATTTACCGAAAGGCCGAGGACGTTTTTCACGCTCCGCAGCCGTTCCCGAGCTGGACAATTTGCGCGCCATCGTGGATCTGGCAACCGCCCGTGCCGATGCCAAAGAACGGCAAACTGTACGAGTGGGATGAGGCGCAACTGAACTGGGTGGAACTCAATTAACATGCCATCTCTCAACTCTCCAATTTTTACCGGCGACGTGTCCGGCGGGCTGCACGCGACAACCGTGGACAAGCTCAAAGGCCAGCCAGTGGCAGCAACTGCGCCAACCAGCGGGCAGACGCTGGTATGGTCAGGCACGGCGTGGACGCCAGCCTCAACTGGCGGCGGTGGCGGTGGTGCAAACGGGCTGACCTATTACCTCAACCAAGGCACCGACGCCGACGCACCGACGACCAACCTGCCAGGCACTCCCAAACAGCTTGGGCGCAGTGCTGACGCAGCGCAGACGACCGCGACGACTGGCAGTCTGACGCCGACGACGTGGACGCAGTTTGCTGGTTTTGTCACCGAGTCCACGCCGCAGGATCCAAGCGTGTCCGACATCCCAGCAGGTTTGTGGGATTTCAATGTGTGGATGTACGGCACCGCTGACAACAACCACAGCAACAGCGTGCGGGCTAAGGTTTACACCTACAACGGCACCGACGCGCCAACACTGCGCGCGACCTCGGCAGCGGTGACGATTGGCGAGACATCTGCGCTTGTCAGCCTCACGGTTTTGGTGCCTGAAACCACGATGACGTTGACGGATCGGATCTACGTCACACTCGAGGCCTACGCGACCGGCAATAATCACAGCGTGACTGGCGAGTTTGGCGACGACACACCGTCGCACGTCCACACCAGCCTCCCGCTCGTTGGCGGGACGGGGCTTTGGAAAAACGTGGCTGGCGTGCTGCAATCACCTGCAAGCCTGCTGATGGACGCCGACGTAGACGCGGCTGCGGCGATTTCGCAGAGCAAAATTGACGGGCTGACCACAGCACTGGCAAACGTGCCAACTCCGGGGGCTTACGTGGAGTTCTTCGAGCAGTTTATGGGGACGACCTCATTGACTGGAAACCTTGCATTTGGCGTCAGCACTGGCGCAACAAACTCGCAAGCCAATTCTGGTTTTGGGATCGTGGCGATGTCCACTGGGACAAACATCAGTGCAAACTCGCAAAGCCGACTTAATCAGGCTGCAAACGCTATTTTGGTCGGCAATTCTGCGGCGCGTGTAATCTTTCGAGTCGGTCAGAGCGGGACTACATGGTTTGACGGAACTCTTACAGGCGCTTTCCGCTGCGGCTGGGGAGATTCAATCACGGCTGAATCAGCAAACGGCATTTATTTTCGCGTTCAAAACGGACAAGCGATTGACTTTGTGACGCGCGCAAGTTCGGTTGAAACGCTTACTTCAACCGGGATTTCATTTTCTCCGAACACGTTCCGCTCGTTGGAAATTCTGATCAACGCTGCCGGAACGCAGGTTGTTGCCAAAATCGACGGCAACACGGTTGCCACGCATACAACCAACATCCCGACGGCTCGAATCTTTTTCTTCGCTCACATAAATCGCACGGCGGCAGTCGGAACGGCGGTGGTTGCAAACATCGACTTCGTGTATTCGCGCATTACGCCAAACACGCCTTACTTCGCATGAGCCAACTCATTGACCTAATTGCCCAACAGGCAGCCGCGCAGGGGCTCTCTATGGCTCTTACACTGGCAGCAGTGTGGTATCTCAACGGCAAAATCAAGGAGTGCGAAGCTGACCGAAAGGCGCTTTGGGAGCGGCTACTCGAACACAACGAAAATCATGAAACAGACATTTAAGCATTACGTGCGGCAGCCTTCGACGTGGCTCGGGCTTGCAAAGCTCGGCGCTGCGCTGGGCTTTTACTCGGCGGGCGTCGGCAACACGACCGTGGACGCCATCCTGGGCATCTTTGGCGTCATCGACGTGATCCGCAACGAGCGCGGCCAGAAGCCACTTCTATGACCGTCCTCCCCGTGCCGGTAATCCCGGCGATGCAGGCGCGCTACCTGGGCGCGACCCCGCCCGCTGGGCTGCAAATCCTTGCGGCCATCAAGCGGAATTTGCCACCTGCCAGCATGGACGGCGTCGGGTTGCCTCCCGACAAAATCAGCCCGTACTCTGGCATATACGACCGCGACGGCAAACTGCCGCAAATCCCGGGGCCGGGGACGACGTTTGTTGCGCGCGTCTGACGCATGGCTAACATCACCCGCAGCTGGAAGCGATTCTTGGCCGTGGGTTGCAGCCACGGGCACCACGCGGATCAGGATCTGCTTAAAAAGGTCTTGGCGTTTAAGGCGCGATGGAAGCCGCACACGACTCTGCACCTGGGCGACGCCATTGACCTTGCGTGCCTTCGCGCTGGCGCAGCCGGTACAGCAGACGATGCCGTGGACCCAGAGTCGGACCTCAACGACGGGCTTGCGTTTCTCTCGCGACTCGAGCCGCAGGTGTATTTTCTCGGCAACCACGAGGCCCGCTTGAACACGCTTATGGAGTCACCGCGTGCCATTGTGGCCGCACTGGCGGCCCGTGTAATGGCGCAGATCACCGACCGAGCAAAATCCATGCGGTGCGCTGTGGTGGACTACAATTTTCAGCAAGGATGGCGGCAGTACGGAGATGCGCTTTTTGGCCATGGGTACATGGCCAACGAGCACGCGGTGAGGGATCACGCCGAGGCAATTTGCGAGGGGGCAGCAAACAAAGTCGTCATCGCACATCTTCATCGAGTCCAACAGGCCGAGGGCCGCAACAGGGCGCATCCGACTGGGTATTGCGTGGGCTGGCTGGGCTCACGGGAGGCCATGGGATATGCAGCAAACCGTCGCGCAACGACCTCGTGGTCAAGGGGCCTAGCTTTCGGAGAATACTGCGATACTGAAACCGTCGTCTGGCTTGCCAAGGAAACCAAAGCGGGAGACTTTCGACTGCCGATATGAAGAAACGGACGCTGCTCGAAGAGCTGAAACTCGAACTGATGGGCGAGCCTGCGCCTGAGGGCTGGTACAACGTGCAACAGTTGATGGAGTTGCTAGGTGCAAAACGCACTGCGGTTGAAAACTTCGTGGAACGCAAAGGCTATGAAGTGCGCCGGTACAACGCTGTTTCCAAAGACGGCAAAACCATGAAGATGAACCATTACCACGTTGGAAAACTATGACCTCCGAAGAAAAGCAAGCGTACCTCGAAAATATTGTCGCCTGCATTGGCGAGCATTTTGATTGCGTGCAGGTGCTGGCGCACGACAGCGACGCCGACAGCTATGAGACGTTCGAGGCCGGTTCCGGCAGTTTGTTTGCCCGTATGTACCAAGCAATGAGATGGAGCGAAGGCGCTCCATCGGAAATAATGACTGAGGAGGACGACGATGAATCTTAGTCCACGCGGAATCAAAGCCATCGTGGCTTGGGAGACGGGAGGCGAGCAATTCTACGACCGCAATCCCGAGTGGCCCGGCGAACAGTCCGGCATCACCATTGGCATTGGTTGGGATCTCGGGCACACGCCAGCAACGGAAACCGCAAGAGCCTGGAGGCCGTTTTTGGACGCCGGCACCGTTGCCGCACTTGTCGGAGTGTCCGGGCACCGTGGCGAGGCTGCGCAGACGCGGCTGCCACACGTTCGGCACCTCATCATCCCGTGGGCGGCGGCGCTAACCGTGTTTGAGGACACCACGCTTCCGACTTGGTTCCTGCGCACACTGCGGATTTACCCACAGCTAGTTGACCTGCCGGGGGACTGCGCTGCGACGCTTGTTTCGCTCGTCTTTAACCGTGGACCCAATTTGAGCGGGGACCGTCGCCGCGAGATGCTGCGCATTCAAGAGCTTCTCCGAGTCAACGAGCCGCAACACATACCCGAGCAGATCCGAGCCATGAAGCGGCTTTGGCCAGACAGCAAGGGACTGCGGCGCAGGCGTGACGAGGAAGCGCAACTGTTTGAATCTGGACTGGTGCCGAAGGGAGAGTGACCATTTCGTTGCGGTTACCAAATTGGTACCGCGTGCGCTTGCCGTATGGTGGGCGGGGAGATCCCGTCACGGGTTGCATGTTTACCCCATGAAACAAAGGCACTTGCGCACGTAATTTGACAGCAAAGCGGGCTTTGCTAGGCTCTGGGCATGGAACAAACAGAAGCTGACCGCATCGCGGCGGTGCTCAAAACCGCTGCCGACCTGACGGCTGACAACGTCAAAGCCGACAAACTATTGGTCGTGGCACAGGTACAGGGGCACTTTTTCTGCACAGGCTCGCCGCAGTCGCTGCCGCTCATCTTTAACCTCGCAGCCAAAGCGGCGGAGCAGGTGCTGGAACTTGTTAAACCGAAGCAAGATGAGCACTGAAAAGACACTTCGCGAGCACTGCCGGGAGATTGGCGCACTCGGCGGGGCTGCAAAATCCGAGAAAAAAGCAGAGGCAGCGCGCAGGAATGCCAAGAAGCCGCGTCCTAAAGCGCGGGAACTCAACGCTTTGAGGCGGGCAAAAAAAAGTGAAAGAAAAAGCTAGCCAAGCGAGGTTGGTTGGCTAGAGTTGGGCCCATGACAACGAACACCGCAGACCTTCTCAAGAAAATCGCAACCGAACTCACCGCATCTGGCGTGCCAGTCGAAAAGGCAAAGATGGTAGCAACGTCCGTTGTGATTAAGGGCCTGATGGACGCGGGCATGGATATGAAAGACGCCTACGAAATGTGCTTTGGCGTTGGGCACTGGGACGCAATGCTCAACCACATCGAGAAAAATCTTGCAGCCTAGGCCGAAACGCCCGAGGGGGCGTCCACCAGTCACGCTGGTGCTGACGAGGCCGTCAGTGAACACCAAACCTAACCACGACAATGACGCTCTCCGCACCCTACGCAATCGGCCGCAACGGCACTGGATACCTCAGCAACATCCGCCGCCGCAAGGACGGCAGCTACAGCGCCACCATTACGGCAACCGGCAAGGCTGGTCAGCCGCTGTGGAGCGAGCGCCGGACATTTACGGCGGCGCAGCTTGGCCGGTAGACATCTCCCGACCTGCGCATCTGATTGGGTGCGCAGTGGGGAGCGGTCTGCTCCTAACAACAAACCCAAAAACGACAATGATCCTGAAATCCTACGACATCACCGCTCGTCTACCTATGACGACCGAGGCCCGCAACGCTGGTGCAACTGGCCGCAGTTACTGGTGGGAGCTTGCTGGCCGCGTTAATGCAACCAGCAAACGCGCAGCCTGCGCAAAGTTCCGCAAATGTGGCGAGATGCCAGCCGCAGCAGATAAACTCCGTGCTTTTAGCCGCTAACATGAGCACCTCACACTACAGCAGGCCGTACAGGCCGCAGCACGTCGCGCCAAACACGCGCAAACACACAGCTGCAAAGTTGGCAACCATTGGCGCATTGCTGGTGGTGGACATGCTGGCCTTGATTGGCAGCACCGACCTCGTCGAATCCTGCGCCTTCGCGGCTCTGGTCATCGTCAACCTTTGGGCACTCAACTGGACACGGGCATGAGTCACACCATGAACGGCAAGCCGATGTGGTGCCGTCCTGCACCGACTCGTTGCGGAGACATCTGGGACAAAGACGACGACACCGAAGAGGTGGTGGCACTGGCTGAAATGCCACGCCTAGTTGCCTCGGCCATCAAAGCCGGGTTGATTAAGGTCACCAGCGACGAGCCAAAGCCGTTTGGCTGGCGCGAGGGGCACATCGAGCGCACCTGCCGGAAGTGCCAACAGCGGTTTTGGAGCGCGCCGAACAAAGCAAAGCTGCGCTGCATTCCGTGCCGGATTCCTCAAAAACCGTGCGCGCATTGCGGCAACTTGTTCCAGCCGCAGCAAAAAAAATACAAAACGTGCTCGCAAGAATGCGCAATGGCTGCGCGCAAACTGTACCAGGACGCCAGATCCGCCGACTACAAAGCCCAGAGGCCGCAGGTGCTCTGCCCGATTTGCGGAGTCAATTTTGGTATGAAATTCTCGGCCGGCAAAATGGCAAAAACCTGCGGCAAGGTGTGCGGCACGGTCTATTTCATGCGCAATGCCGAGGCAAAACGGGCACAGCGAGAAGCGAATCAGCAGAACAAAATCAGCAAAACCAACAACACCTAAAAACAATGAAAGCTACACAAATCACACTTACTCCAGCACTTGCACAGATGCTGTTAGACAAAAACCCAAACAACCGCACCCTGAGCGTCAAACGCGCTAAAGTGTTGGCAGCGGCGATTACACGCGGAGAATGGGCTGCAAACGGCGAATCAATAATTTTAGACACTGACGGCAATCTGCTTGATGGTCAGCATCGTTGCATGGCTGTGATTATTGCGAATCAGGCCATTTCCACTTTGTTTGTCGAAGGTGTCTGTTCTTCGGCTTTTGCAACTATTGATTTAGGAAAACAGCGTTCATCGTCCGATTTGCTTGCAATCTCAGGTGAAGGGCATTCCCACGACTTATCAAGCGCCATCACGACGCTGGAAATGATCTTGAACAACCGACCACGGCGGGAACAACTTACATTTTTGCAACGGCAGGCATTTTTAGAAAAACACCCAGATTTGCGGCACAGCATTGATGTTAGTCAGTGCGGAAATTTCGTTCCGCGATCTATCGCGGCCGCCGTGCATTATTTGGCGGCAAAAAAATACGGTGAACCGTTTGCAACTCAATGGATTCGAGATCTAAACCTTTTGAAATTTGACGAGCCGCAAAGATTGCTTGCGCGAGCGTTGCAAAACGCAAGAAGTGCCGGGGCTCGTGTGACAAACACACGATGGGTTTGCGGCGTAGGGCTCAAGGCGATCAGAGCCAGTCACGACAATCTCAATTTGCGGTTTTTGAAATTCACCGAAGAAGAATCTTACCCAGTTCTCTAAATGAAAATACGACACTCATCACTCCCTAAACTGGCCTTGTGCGGCCAGTACGAAGGCGCACCGGGCACCAGTCCAGCAGCAGAGCGCGGGAGCAAACTAGACGCGGCATTTCGGCACGCGTGGACTACTGGCGAGTTTCCCGACTGGGAGCTTTCCGAGGAGGACGCCGACGCGATCCGCTGGGCCATTAACCAGTGCATCAAACTGGGCGGAGCGCATGACCTTGTGACAGACGAGGACCGTTGCCGCATCCACACTGGCGGGCTCGAGCACAGAGGCACCGCTGACGGCGTAGCGATCAAAGGCCGGTTTCTGATCGACCTCAAATCAGGGCAAATCTACGACTACCAAGCCCAAATGGCAGCCTACGCGCTCGGCCTGATGCAGGAGCACTTTGTGGGCGAGTGGACGACGCACCTTCTATTCTGCGACCAACGCCAGGTTGTCACTCACCGCTGGACGTACACCACGGCAGACGAGCTGGTGAGGCGCGTGCTCGCAAACGTCGGCACCGCGCCGGTGGAAAATGACTACTGCGGCTGGTGTGCAAAAAGCCTGACGTGTCCGGCTCGTGTCGCCACCAAAGACAAGGCGCTGGTGACCGTTGCCGGACTGGCTCCGACCGTACAGGACGAGGGATTCCTCGCGCTGCTTAACGACCCTGACCGACTCGGGCAGTTTCTGGCAGCGTGCCAGACGCTCGACGACTTTCGAGATGCTGCAAAGGCAAAGGCTCGCGGGCTCCTCGAGGCTGGTGTGCGAGTACCAGGCTGGAGGTTGCAAAAGCCGCGTGCGAGCGAGTACGTCGAGGCCGAGCACGTCGCGCAGGCAGTGCAAAACGGAGTGCTGGGTGCTGGGGACGTGATCCGGGCTCAGGGCTCCATCAGCATCAAAAAGGCGCAAGCTCTCTGGAGCGCAGCGGGGGCGGTGCTGCCGGATGAGCTGGTGCAGCGGAAGATTGGGCAGGCTCCACTTGTTGCAACCAAATGAGCGCGCAAAAACAAATCTGGGAGCTTCGCCGCAAACTGCGCGACGAACGCGCAAAGTTCCGGGCAACCTCCGCAAAATTAACAGACGCCCGGCAGATCATTGCCTGGCAAGGCGAGTCCGTGCGACTCCTCCGAGAGTCGCTGAATCACCTCGAAAACCACAGCGTGCTCGCCCGTATTTGGGCAAGACTGACCAAATGAGCCAACAACACTTTATTGCCATCGACCCCGGCGTGGGCGGCGGCATCGCCTACACCGACACCGACGGCAGTGTCCATGCACTACCGATGCCGGACACGCTGCACGACCTCGACACGCAGTTCCAGATTCTTGTCACGCGAACTGCTGGGCCGGTTTTTCCGACATCCATCGTGTTTCTGGAGGAACTTCCGAAGTTCGCTGGGAAGATGTCTGGCTCAAGTATGGCAACGATGTTCCGCAATTACGGCAGGATTGAGGGCATCCTTGCCGCGTACGGTGCCAGGATTGAGTATCTGCCGCCCAAGAAGTGGCAAACCGCTCTCGGGCTCGGTGACAAGAAAACGCACGGTCCGCGCTGGAAGGCGCATCTCAAAGGCCGGGCGCAGGCGCTATATCCGCAACTGTCCGTAACGCTGAAAACCGCCGATGCGTTACTCATCCTCGAGGCGGGAATCAAACTGAAAAACAAATGACCCTGTCCGAAATCTTTGACATCATCCGCCCGCGGATTGAACGCACTTTTTGGGAAGCGTGGCTCGAGGAGGGGTTTGAAATTGGCGACTTGACCGAACCGCCTGCGGGTGTTGCAGCCGACTATTGGCGCGAGGCAAAGGAGCGTTGCTGGGCGCGAGCAGATGCCCGGCAAGCGGCGCTCTACGCAGAGTATGACATCGCCAACCACCCCGAAATGGCTTTTGCCAACAAGGCAGAAACGG